TATAATACCAATCTTGAAGATTCGGCAATTTATCAATGGGGCGGTAATGGATCCAGATTCAGTTTAACTCACCAACAACCAGGTGTTAGCAATGCTCAATATGGTATTTGGTATGAAAGAAATAATGAGAGAATGGGGTTTGCTAATGATTGGACAGGTTTCCCAGCATTTCCTAACTTTACAGATAAATCAAGAGTTTTAATAGATTGGAGTGGTCCAGTAGGTGATTCCGCATTAAAACTACAACAGGGCATGGGTCTACAAGTTGACGGTATCACCACACTAGACTCAACTGCGATAGATGCTGGTTCATTTGGTAATGGATTAACGATACCGAACCTTGGCACTCAAACTACTAACACTGATGTTCTTACTATCAACGGTGATGTTGTAAGTAAGACTGCTTTCAGTGACATGTATGATGTTCCGAGTCTGCAATCAGTAACAGATGTTGGGTCAACGACTACCAACGATATTGAGATTAGTGATGCTTATCTATCAGTAGTTAATACTGACGGTAGTTATGCTTTCAGAGCAAATGTCGCTAATTCCTTCAGCACATTCCAAGCAAATAACATATCTTCTGTAATATCGAAGACTGGTATTATAGGAAATGGTGCGGCTGACGCTGCATATCATATTCATCGTTACGGTAACGTAACGCCTGGACCATATTTATTCTTGTCTAAAAGCAGAAGCAACGATTTGGTTTCCGCCGGTATTGTACAAAGCGGTGATAATTTAGGCACCATCGCCTTTGGTGGAAATGATGGAAACGGATTAACATCAATACCAGGCGCAGAAATAAATGTAATAGCTGAGGGAACACCAGGCGCGGGTGACATTGCTGCCACAATGAATTTTTATAATTACTCGTCTGGTGTTAAAACTCAGACGATGTCGGTTGCTCTGGATTCAGTCAGAGTAGACGGACAGTTCAGTGTTTTTCATGATACTGTTGGTGCGGATGTTCAGATTAATAAAACATCGCAAATACCCATTCAGATTCATAATAATAAGACTGCAGCGTGGAATGCTTCTGGTTGGAAATCTGTTATTGAAACGAAGATGTTTTCTACGGACACAACTATTCATAGACATTTTATCAATACATTAGATGCTTCGGGCGGTGCTGGTGATACAGTAACATATAATTCACAGTTGTTTGATATTAGCGGAACTATTCAATCGTATTCTTTCCAAACCGAATCTACTTTTGGATTTGATATTGGTGGATTGAAAATGTCACTAGATGCTAACAAAATGCAATTACAAACCGGTGTTCAACTACAAGATGCCGCAGGAGCAAATCTGGTTATTTACGATTCAGCAGGGGATGTCCTCTGGGGTAACGTATAAATAAACGAAAAGGGTAGTTAAATGGCGTTACCAAATTCTAGACAAACTTTGATCGATCACTGCCTACGTAGGTTGGGCGATCCTGTAATCGAAATTAATGTCGATGAAGACCAGATACAAGACAAGGTCGATGACACTTTGCAGATGTATCAGGAATTTCATAGTGATGCAACATACAGAACTTATCTGAAACATTTGATTACTCAGGAAGATAAAGATAATGGATATATCCCAATATCTACTAACGTTCTTTATATCTCACAAATGTTTCCGATTAATCAAGTTGGAGGCACGTCATCTATCGGAATGTTTGATGTTAAGTATCAAATGATGTTGAATAGTATGGGTGATTTTTTGAACTTTGGTGGTGGAATGTCATACTACTATCAGTTCGAACAGTATCTAAGTTTTTTAGATCAACTGCTTCAAGGCACTCCGCAAACTACTTGGTCACGGCATCAAGATCGTTTGTATATTTGGGGTGAATGGTCTAACAAGGATCTTCAAGTAGGCGACTATGTCGTTGCAGAAATATATTCCATAGTAGACCCTACTGTTCATACAAGCATTTTTAATGACATGTTTGTAAAAAATTACCTTACTGCTTCTATCAAACAACAATGGGGTATTAACATGTCTAAGTTTGAGGGCATGCAATTACCAGGTGGGGTTACCGTTAACGGTAGACAGATATTTGAAGATGCTAATGCAGAATTAGAAAAACTAGAAGAGAAATTGAGAATCGAACAAGAGTTACCACCTGATTTTTTTGTAGGTTAACAAATGGCAACAAATAAATATTTTTCTCAGGGTGCCAGATCAGAGCAACTCTTGTATGAAGACTTGATTGTCGAGTCTTTAAAAATGTATGGGCAAGATGTCTATTACATGCCAAGAGATGCTGTCAATACCGACACTATTTTTGGTGACGAAACTTCTGCTATTTTCGATGACGCCTACAAGATTGAAATGTACATCGAAAATGTAGAAGGATTCGATGGCGAGGGCGACTTGTTTACGAAGTTCGGAGTAGAGATTCGTGACCAAGCAACCTTTGTAGTTGCTCGACGTAGATGGTTACAACAAGTAGCACCATACGAGCACGAAGAAGACACTAAACAATTTTTCAGACCAAGAGAAGGAGATCTTATTTTCCTTCCGTTGTCTGGTTCTATATTCGAAATACAAAAGGTGTTTGACGAAACTCCTTTCTATCAATTAAAAAATCTTCCAGTGTTTAGACTTTCATGTGAACTGTTCGAATTCAGTGGTGAAAATTTTGAAACTAATATTGCAGAAATAGATAATGTAGAAATTTTTGGTCACCAACATCAAATGACATTTGCCGAAGTTTTCACAACAGAGAATATGAATCTTCCGGGTGCTTTTGAAGTCGGTGAAAGAGTTCGACAAGTTCAAGGTGAAGGTCTTACTGCTTATTATGTTTTTGGTGACGTTGTTAGTTATGACGCTTCGGACCCAGATGCAATAGTGCTAAGTATAACTAACATGAGCACTTCGGATGGACTGTTTCATTCGTTTAGCACAGTCGCAAGTGTAATAGGTTTAGAAAGTAATGCAGTAGGTATTCCTGTTACTGTTATTGAGAAAGAAATGAGTCAGAATCAAAATGATGTTTTCGAAGATGTTGCTGATGGTATCCTTGATTTTTCAGAATCTAATCCGTTTGGGAACCCATAATGTTAGGTAATTGGTTTTATCACGAAAGAATTCGTAAAGCAGTTGCGGTATTCGGATCATTGTTCAATAACATATATGTCGTTCGCCATAATAGCGCGGGTGATGTTATTAACGAGACCAAAGTTCCTTTATCTTACGCACCTCGTCGAGATTTCATGGACAGAATTTCTGGCATGGAAATCGGTGAGCAACAAGAGCGACAGATTGCGATCAAACTTCCAAGGATGTCTTTTGAAATTTTAGCAATACAATATGATGCTGCTCGACAGTTATCTAAGGTAGGTGCAAGAACTATTGCGGGAACGTCCGACTCCACAAAGGCACGAAGGATGTACAATCCTGTTCCTTATAATTTACAATTTCAATTAAATGTATATGCTAGAAGTCAAGATGACGCGCTTCAAGTAGTCGAACAAATTATACCTTACTTTACTCCACAATATACTGTAACAGTAAAACCTCTTACCGGATACGATATCACAGAAGACACGCCTATTAAACTTGATGGTGTGGTAATGCAAGACGATTATGAAGGGGCAATCGAAACGCGAAGAACTATTATATACACGCTCGATTTTGAAATGAAAATTAACATGTATAAAGTCGTCGAATCGGCATCATCTATTATCAGAACAGTCGAAACAAGTCTCTTGGATTTCGATACCGGTGGTTTGCTTGCGTTCTGTAAAGTCGAGTCTAATATTTTGAGTGGAGATAGCGCAAGTCTTCCTTCTAATATATTAGAAGATGCGGGGCAGACTGCGACTAATACTATATCGTTAAAAAATACCCTCAATGATATACAAGGTTACTCAATAATAACCGCGCCAGAGTTTGGCACAGCAATTATAGATTCAGATGGAACGTGGACGTATACACCCAATCCAGATGCTTATGGACCAGACGCTTTTGTTGTTGGAGTAGATGTAGGGCAAAATGTAATAGAAAATATTAACATTGCTATCAATGGTCCGGTTAATGCTGGGGTTGATGATGCAGTAGACGATTCGTTCACACTGAATTACTCTGGCGCAGAAACCTTGACAATGAATGTTGCAAGCAACGATTTGTTTGAAACTGTAGGTGATATCACCCATACGGTGCAGTCACAACCCGCACAGGGAACAGTTACTATTATCGACTCTCTTGCAGGGACTTTTTTATACACTCCACCAGCAGCACCCTTCGGCGGTACTGTTACTTGGCAGTATAGAGCAATCCCAGACGGTGCAGAAAACTCAGCAGAAGTGGGCGATGTTACAATAGTCGTTACAGACACTAGTAATATAGATGACGACTTTGCTAACGTAGTATTCTTAGTCAATGCTGTTGATGGTGAGAGTAGTCCTACAACATACGCAAGTGATGTTTCTACTTTTAATAATTCACTAGTCACAGTTAATGGTGTCCAAGCGGAAGCGGGATTGACTACATTATTCCAAGCAAAGTCAATGGAAGGAAATGGCACTAATGGCAGAATTGAAAGTACGTTCACAGGCACAGGCGGAGTATTAGGTGCTGGTGATTTCACCATGGAAGGGTGGTTTTACACGTTACAGTCAGGTAACTACGAGATGGCATCTACCCATTCAAATGAAGGGGTGAATGACGGTTTAGGGTTACAACAAATCGCAGTTACTCACGAAGTAAGAGTGATTAGAGGATTTAGTAATTTTGATACTTCTGGGACTCCATTAAATCTTAACGCATGGAATCACGTAGCAGTAACACGAGAAGGCACTGACCTAAGAATTTTTGTCAACGGTGTTCTGGGACGTACTGTAACGAACGATACTCAAAATTATAGTTCAAACTTTTTGCAGATAATGGATGCATCCCGTAATGGGTCAGGCAGTGCCTGGGAAGGATTCATCGAAGATTTCAGAATCACAAAAGGTGTCGCACGATATACTGCGAACTTCTCTGTTCCAACACAAGCATTTCCGACGAGCTAAATATAAACTATGGCACACGATAATTTCATAGACAAGAAAAGACGAAGAATCAATCTGCGTGATGTGCATATTGAAAACGTTTTGCCTGAACATTTTGGTTCGTCATACCCAAAGTTTATCAATCTTTTAGAAAGATATTACGAATGGCAAAACCAATATGACGCAACTGAGTTGTTGAATCATTTATTTGCTGCGCGTGATATTACCGAAACAGACCTGACGCTTCTTAACTTTATCGAAGATGAGTTGTTGTTAGGTGGAAGTTACTTCGAAGGGTCTGGTGACAAACGGGCAGCAGCAAACTTTTCTAGTGTGTTGTTTCGTGCAAAGGGTTCTAAATATTCTATCGAATGGTTTTTCAGATCTTTCTTTAACCTTGATCCAGAAGTAATCTATACCAAAGAAAACGTTTTTCTTATTGCCGATGAAAACAATCCTTCGTCGTTGATATCTAAAATTGGTCCATCGTCATTAAGATATATCACTAATGATAAACTCTATCAGACGTTTGCTATTCTTGTTCGTGCTGGAATTCCAGTAAACGAATGGAAAAAATTATTTAAATTATTTGTTCATCCTGCCGGTATGTATTTGGGTGGAGAGGTGTTGTTAGAAAGTGTTGCTGATTTGAACCTGACCTCGCAGGGTTCTGGCGAAACTACTACATTAGAATCACCAGTTATAACTCTCGCGCCATCACATGAACCTGTGCCAGAAGGTATTACTGTTACTTACACCGTAGGTGCAGGAACCTCGTTGAATGGAGCAGGAGCAACCGAACAAACCTACCTATATCCCGGAACATATAAATGGTACTTAGAACATGTATCGACGGTAGATGATGACTTTGTTGTGGTACCTCCACAGATAGAGACACATACTCCTTCCATTGAAGCATCAAGTTTTGCTACCAAAGGAGATCGAATACTGTCAATCAATTCTGATCCGACTGGTTGGGAAGGATTTGATATCACAGGTCCAGGGATTTTTCGTGGTACTAGTATCGTATCTGTTGTAGGCGGTGGTACAAACACTATTCAATTGTCTGATGGTATTACTTCTGATCTTCCTGCATTGACAGCGTTTACAGTTACAGGAGGTTGGGAAGATTTAGAAGTAACCGTTAAAACTGAATTGGGTTCGACTCCTCCTGCTGATGTTCCTGGTAAAGTTTACGACACCCCTACTTCTGGATCGCTTTCGTTTCAAATAGCAAACGATTTCTTTTTAGCAGCAGAAGGTTTAGAAACATATAGGATTCATATACTGGATTGGTGTAATGCTCCTGTAAGAAATGAAGTACTTGATAACTTATATGGTATTGCAGATGTTCATTACATCGTATCTACTACGGAAGTCAACGAAGTTGGTTCTGTTGGTACTTCAATTAACATAACAGGAACTAATTTACCAGATGGAACCATTTATTACTATCTAACAGACGAAAATACTAGCAGCGGAATAAATCAGGTCGCAGATGCTAATTTGACTGCAAATCCAAACGACTGGGATGCTGCACAACCCAATGCCTTTGGATTTAATAACAGACAACCTATTGTAGTATCATCAAATGCTGCAAGTTTTACAGTATATCCTAAAAAAGATTATATAACAGAAGGGGATCAAACTTTTCGTGTTTTCTTAGTAGGACCAGCATCTTACAGTGATTATCATAACGATGCGAATACAGTTGAACTTCTTGCATACTTACAACCTCCTGCTACTGGTTTAGACAATTTAACACCAACACAAGAAGAATCAGTTCAGCAAGGACAGTTGATTACAATTAAGGACACTTCGGTTTATCCACAGTATGCTGTTTCTCAAAATAATATTACTGAGGGCGGTTCTATTGTTCCGACAATCACTGTAACAAACGAACACAATCCAAACGGTGATTATTTTTACAATCAAAGCACAGAAACACTTACCTCTGATGGAGTGCTTTGGGAAATCCTTGATGACTTGGATGGAAGAATTACAACTACCAGCGGAAGAATTGCTTTTAATGCAGCATCGCAAACACCAACATTATCTGCAACCACAGTAGATGGGTATTATAGAGGAACACAAACTTCAACGATTAGAATTACAAACCACGATGTTCCTGCTCAAATATCTACGAATACTTTTAACATGGTTGATGCTGCTCCTAGTGCTGCTGTAATCACCGGACCTACTGCTATATCAGAAGGAGCATCTGGTTCGTGGACATTTACTCGAAAGAATACTGCGCCCGGAACAACTTATTATTGGTGGGTTACTGGGGCAGAAGACGCAGATTTTTCTTCTGTTCCAAGGACAGGTTCACGATCAACCTTGACAGTAGGCACAACTGCTGCTAGTATTACTGCTGGCGGCGATACCATGATCATGACATCCACCATGGATCTTACTGCTGTCTTAGATCAACTTCCTCCGGAAGGCACACAAGCATTCACTGTGAATGTTTCCGATACTGTTGGCGGTGCCGCGATAGCAACCTTCGACTCTTCGATTACTGATGTTGTTCCTGTATATGAAGTTTTAACCTCGGCAGGATCATACACAGAAGGTAGCACTGTTGTTATTGGTTTGAATGTTACTAACTCTGTTGGAGAAAATGTAGACTACGCAATTGAAGATGATGGCACTGGAAGATACAGTGTTGCTGGAGGAACTTTCGTCTGGAACGGATCAAGTTATGCAAATCTAAATCTTCCTACAACTGTTCTTGCAACGGAAGAGGAGACTCAGACTATCACCATTACGGTTACAGGTCAGAGCACAGGAATACAAGATACAGTTGAATTCGATTTGACAGACCTTGTTCCAACATATGGATTGACTATTGCCTCACCTGTAACGGAAGGCAATGACATAACACTAGATTTGAGTGTAACCAATTCTGTTGGCGAAACCGTTAGTTGGGCATTGACCGGAGATACTCAAGGACGTGCTAGTGCTTCGAGTGGTGACTTTACCGCACCGACTTATGATGACGTTGTTGTCGGTACAACAGAAAACACAGGGTTTGTTGGTCCCGAAGTTTGGACGTTCACCGTTACTGGTGATGACAGTGGTCAAACAGCACAACAAACAGTTACCGTCAATGAAGCAGGAATAGTAAGAACTAATGTAATCGACATGGTTGCTACAACCGTAACAGAAGGCGATGGTTACAGTTTCACTGTCACTCAAACATTACAGAACACCGCCACTTATGCGGATTTTGCATATGAGATTACTGGTGATACACGTGCTAATGTTGGATCGACTACTATTACTGCTGCTACATTTGCATCTAATAGCGGTGTGGTTACAATCAGTCCTACCACGACTTCTAGTGATGTTTATGAAGGTCCACAGACGATTACAATTTCTGGAACTGGAACAAGTGATACGTTTAGTCTTGTAGATGCTGCAACTGTTTACAATGCTGGATCGTTCAATGTATCAAGTATTGCAGAACAAGGCGGTGTTGCTAGGTTCACCCTTTCGGGCACCAATATTCCAAACGGTACTCTTGTTCCATATACAATTACAGGTGTTCAAGCAGCAGATATTGATGTAGCATTGACTGGAAACATTACAATGGGTGGCAGTAACAGTGGATTTATTGATGTCACTGCTGTCTATGATAATGTTGCGATTGAAAACGAAACTCTAACTTTGACTGCGGGTGGTCAATCCGATACGGTTGATATTACTGATGCTGTTCCTACTGTTACTTACACTGCGTCAACCAATACGCCGGTAACAGAAGGTTTCCCAATAGAATATACTATTGTAGCAACGGAAGTAAACGGTGGTTCGTATGAAGATGTTACGGTTACAATTACGGGCACTGCTTCGAACAGGGTCACCGCTGGTAATTTTGCAATCACCGCAGCAGAATTTACTTCGGGTAGCGGTACGGTAACAAAGAATTACAGTGTAATAAGCGATCCTGTATATCAAGGGGACGAAAATGTCACCATCGATGCGGTTGGTGATACTTACGGTAATTCAGCACCACAACAAACTGTGACTATTACAGATCAGGCAGCAGCAATCAATAGTGTTTCTGGTCCTACTGAGATTAATGATGGAGGAGCAACGACTTTGGTTGATCTTGGCGCACAAGTAAATGCTGCTGCGCAATCCGGACCTGCACCTGGACCGGACAAAGCAGAAGTTACATTTAGTTGGAACTCTCTATCAGACGGTGATTTCAGATTCACTGATACAAGCACCGGTTTCGGTAGTAGCAACCTTCCGATCACCAGAACATGGTTGCTTGCAGGATCGTCAAGCGATTACGATATCAGATTCGATCTCGACGGTTCATCATCGGCATTATTTTCAGGCACCACCGGATCATGGTTAGACGCAAGCGGTAGTCATGTTTGGGTCTCGCGGGACGAATCACTTACGCAAGCAAATGGCAATGTGTTCGGCACTCTTAGTATAAGAGATGGCACAACACTAGATCTTTTAGATGCCATAACTGTCACTATGACAGCAACTTATGAACAGTAATAGATAAGATACTATGGCTAATCCAACATATCAATTTAGTGTGCTTCATTCAAATATGCCCAATGCATCTACGCTGTATTGGAGAATTGTTAATGGCACCGGCGGAAATATAGCAGTAGATTTTCCGAGCAGAGACAGCGGAACTGAAACCACGGACGGTACTAGAAATTCTAGTATAGAATTAGAAGTGGAAGAAAATGCTACCAGCGGAACAAGGGGATATGTTTTAGAAGTAGCAACCAATGCTAGTTATATCGGAAAACAAACTCATTCTTTTAATGTAATAGATGGCACAGTTATTCCTGCAAATGCTCCGACTGTTACGCCCAGTACTACGACACCCACAGAAGGCAATACTGTTACCTTTACATTCGGTGAAGCAGCAGGGTCTGCCGCACAAACATATTACTTCAATATCACTCATGGCACCACGTCTAATGCTGACTTTACTGCTGATCCTCCTGGTAATGGTGCGACTGCAAGAACTACTGTTACATGGAATGGAACATCATTCTCTCCTGCCACTGTTGATGTGACACTTGCGGGAGCAGGAGGCGCAGACGGTGTAGATGATGGTGAACAATTTACTGGTAAATTGTTTGATGCTGTGACTGGCGGAACTGAAGTAGCAACCACTGCAACGATTACTGTGGCAGATGATCCTACAGCACTCACATTCGCATTCGATCCTACATTAGTTAGACATAGAAGGTTTACTAACAATCCGTTCCTTGGGTGTACCACAACTTCTCAAATAGATTTCTTAAGAAATGGTTCGACTGCTATACAGAGTACTGGATTTGGGACTGAAAACGTGGAGACCATTACTCCTGCTCTTGATACAGGAAATAACTGGTCTAGCACTCAAAATTCTATTTTTGGAGATAGTTATCAAATTTTGTTCCAAGTTTATGAGAATTCTGGTTTAACGATATTAACAAGCTCTACAAGAGGTTCTGTGGCAGGTGACGCTTATGAAGTTCTAAAAGGAGGTGTAGCAACTTCTTGGACACAATCCACAGCAAATACGTGGATTCAATTGAGTGATATCGTTAGACTACAAGCAACCAGAGCCGAAGGTGGAACGGGCGATGGTTCTGGTGCTGGTTCCTCTGCGATCACAAACTACGTTAAATATACTATCAAACAATACTCGGGGGTTCTGGGAACCGGAACAACTGTCCTGACTGGAAATTTTGAACATAAAGTAGAAGCATCGGATGGTCCATCATAATGAAAAACCACGATAAAGATAAAAAAACACCCGAAGAAAAAGTAGAGTATGACTACGATTACTCTCGCGCTACATACTATGAACTTATAGAGAAGGGTAAAGAGTCTCTTGATCTTATGATCGAAGTTGCTCGTGAATCAGAACACCCTCGTGCGTTTGAAGTGTTATCAGGTATGGTCAAAAACATATCTGATGTCAACGATAGACTGATGGATCTGAATAAGAAACAAAAAGAAATGTTAGAACCAAGCAAGAATCAAGCAAAGCAGATCACCAATAACAATGTATTTCTCGGTAGCACAACAGACTTACAAAGGTTGCTACATAAAGTAGAAGATGAAAAGGTGATAGAAATTGACTCAAGCAATTCGAATGCAGAATGAAACATATCAATATAACTCACTAGTAAAAAGAGATGGTGTAGTTCAGGAGTGGACCACAGAGGAGGTCCAAGAATATGCAAAGTGTATGGCAAGTCCTTCGTATTTTGCGGAAACATATGTCAAAATTATATCACTCGATAAAGGTCTCGTTCCGTTCGATCTTTACCCCTATCAAGAAAAGATGTTCGAGCATTTTAATAGCAATCGTTTTACTATTATTCTTGCTTGTAGACAGAGTGGCAAATCTATTTCGTCTGTCGCCTACTTACTCTGGTATGCAATCTTCAATCCCGAAAAAACAATCGCAGTCCTCGCAAACAAAGGTTCCACTTCGAGAGAGATGCTTGGACGTGTTACTCTCATGTTGGAGAACCTTCCTTTCTTTTTGCAGCCCGGTTGCAAATCTCTTAACAAAGGGTCTATTGAATTTTCTAATAATTCTAGGATTGTTGCTGCTTCTACCAGCGGGTCTTCTATTCGTGGTATGTCTGTTAATTTGCTCTATCTCGATGAGTTTGCTTTTGTTGAGCGAGCAGGTGAATTCTATACTTCCACCTATCCGGTTATCTCTTCCGGTAAAGACACGAAGGTTATTATCACGTCTACGGCAAACGGTATCGGAAACATTTTCCACAAAATCTGGGAAGGAGCAGAGCAAGGAACGAACGAGTTTAAATCCTTTCGAGTAGATTGGTGGGACGTTCCAAGTCGAGACGAAGCATGGAAACAAATGACAATTGCCAACACTTCGCAATTGCAATTCGATCAAGAATTTGGTAATACTTTTTTCGGAACAGGGGACACCCTAATAAACGCAGAGACACTTTTGTCGTTAAGATCAAAAGCGCCCCTGCGGGTACTAGAGGGTGGTCTTATGTTAGTTTACGATGAAACTCGGCCGAGTCACGAGTACATCATGACCGTTGATGTCTCGAAAGGAAGAGGACAGGACTATTCTACGTTCACTGTTATTGACATAACGACCAGACCCTTTAAACAGGTTGCTGTGTACCGGAACAACACTATCTCTCCAATACTCTTCCCTAATATTATATATAAGTACGCGACTGTTTACAATGATGCATATGTGGTAATTGAAGCAAATGATCAGGGTGCAGTAGTCTGTAATGGTTTATACTACGACATCGAATATGAAAATGTACACGTATCATCAACAATAAAATCATCTCATATAGGTGTTGAGATGAACCGAAGAACTAAACGTCTCGGTTGTTCTGGTATCAAAGATCTCATGGAGTCTCGAAAATTAGAGATAGTAGATGAGCAAACCATCATGGAAATTTCTACCTTTGTTCTGAAAGGTCAGTCCTATGAGGCAAGCGAAGGTAACCATGACGATCTTATGATGAACTTGGTCATGATGGGGTACTTTATACATACGGAATTCTTCCATAACTTGACAGACATTAATCTTAAAGATTTAATGTATCAGGAACGTATGAAGCAAATTGAAGCAGACGTGGTACCTTTTGGTTTTATAGATGATGGCAGCGATGTTATCGACGAAATAGAATCTCGTGAAGACTGGGAAAGAAAACAATGGCAAGTGTGGTCAGAAGTAGACACTTTGGAATATTGGTAAATCTCAATTGTTATAAATAAAAGCATTGAGATTAATACCGCATTATGTTTTCTTATCATAGGTAAACGAAAAAAAGGACACGATTATGGCAAATCAATTCGCGTCTCCAAACATAACCGTAAAGGAAATCGATCTTAGTGGCGTAGTGCCAGCAGTCGATACCTCTACTGGAGCGTTTGTGGGAGACTTTAATTGGGGACCAGTTGAACAACCGATTTTAATTAGTAACGAAGCAGGATTAGTAGAAGCGTTTGGTTCGCCCTCATTAATTAAAGATAGTAGTGCTGTTGATTTTTTATCAGCATCTTACTTCCTTAAATATGCAAGCACACTTTACGTAACTCGAACAGTAAACACAAATGCCGTGAACGCATCACATGCTGGATCAGCTACATTAATTAAAAACGATGTTGATTGGGACTTCAAAAAATCAGGGTTATTAACACAAGAAATTTTAGCAAAATATCCAGGTGCCGCAGGTAATAGCATAGCAGTAAAACTTTGCCCTGCAAGCACTACCGATACTGCTTTTGCTTCATGGGATTCTGCATATCAAGATCAATTTGATACTGCTCCCGGATCTTCTTCTTATGTGAAAAATGCTTCTGGTCTTACTAATCCACTAGATGAAGTTCATGCTTTGGTCATAGACTCTGACGGTGTATTTTCTGGTGTTCCAGGAACTGTCCTTGAATCATTTGCTTATCTTTCTTTAGCAGGAGACGCTAAAACTCCTGATGGTACAGACAATTTCATAATTAATGTATTAAACAACAAATCTAACTTTGTAAGAGCATCTGATATTACTGATTACACCGATGTTGGTGTTTTATCAGCATCTTTTGCTAGTGCAGGAGGCAATGCGGTTGCTAGTCTGGCACTTTCCGGAGGGGTACAATCACCCGCGTTAGACACTGGCGATTATCAAACTGGTTTCGATACATTTAATGATCCAGAAAACATTACGGTAGACTTCCTCATCGCACCTTCTATGGTTAGTGATGCAGACCATAAAACTGTTGTCGATTATATGGTAGGTATTGCTGCTTCAACGAGAAAAGATTGTGTGGTGGTAACTTCTCCAAGCAGAGACGCTGTTCTTAATCAAGCAAACGCAACAGATATTACGAATGCAATTCTTGCTAGTACTTTAAATTATGCTCCATCTTCATATCTAATCTGCGATAATAACTTTCTGAAAGTATACGATAAGTATAACGATCAGTATTTAATGATTCCTGCTGCAAGTTCTACTGCTGGTTTGATGGCATTGACAGATCAAGTATCTGCTCCATGGTTCTCACCCGCAGGACAACGAAGAGGACAATACTTTGGTGTTACTTCTCTTGCGTGGAATGCAGATAGAAGCAAGCGCGATCTTTTATACAAGAAAGGGATTAATCCAATTGTTAATCTGCCAGGACAGGGCATTCTATTATACGGCGACAAGACCAAAGAGTCAAGACCTTCGGCGTTTGACAGAATCAATGTTCGTAGGTTGTTCCTTGTAATTGAAAGAGCAATCAAAGCAGCATCATCAAATGTTCTGTTTGAGTTCAACGACGAGTTTACTCGATCAGAGTTTGTAGGTATTGTAGAACCTTTCTTACGAGAGATTCAAGGGCGAAGAGGGATTACAGATTTCCGAGTAGTTTGTGACGAAACAAACAACACGGCAAACGTAATCGATAGCAACCGTTTTGTGGCAAGTATCTTTGTCAAACCCGCACGTTCGATCAACTTTATCACGCTTAATTTCGTGGCAGTTAGATCAGGTGTTGAGTTTGAAGAAGTTACTGGCACAGTATAAGGAGAGTCTAGATGGCAATTTTAGGAGTCGATGACTTTAAGTCAAAACTAACCGGTGGTGGTGCACGTGCTAATCTTTTTAAGGTTACACTGAACTTTCCGGGATATGCTGGGGGAGATGTCGAACTGACATCTTTCCTTTGCAGAACTGCACAATTACCTGCTTCTACTACGGGTGTAATTGAAGTTCCATTTCGTGGAAGAATACTCAAGATGGCAGGAGACAGAACTTTTGAAAACTGGTCTGTTACCATCATGAATGATACAGGATTTGTATCACGGGATTCTTTCGAACGATGGATAAATGGTATTAACTCGCATTCTGCTAATACAGGTCTTGTTAATCCCGCAGACTATCAAGCGGATCTTATTGTAGAACAACTTGATAGAGACGAATCTGTGTTGAAAAAATACACTTTTCGTGGATGCTTCCCCATCAGTGTAGGTGCTATTGCTTTGGATTACGACCAAGCAACTACTATTGAGCAGTTCGACGTTGAATTCGCAGTTCAATACTGGGAGTCAAATACAACTAGTTAATAGCGTTATAGATATAGGGAGTCTTTAAGGCTCCCTTTGTTTAATTTCCTATGAGGATCACATGTCGGACGATACTTTATTTAAACTTTTTGGTTTTGAAATCAAAAAATCGGGTAAGGGTGTTGCTAAAACACCTGACCTTAAATCTGTGGTTCCTCCTACTGACAATGATGGAGCAGGATATGTAACATCATCTGCTGGTTATTTTGGTCAGTATGTTAACATCGATGGAGATAATGCCAAAGATGTGCACCAATTAATTATGCGATATCGAGGAGTTTCACAGAACTCAGAAGTAGATATGGCAGTTGAAGAAATTGTAAACGAAAGCATCACCTCATCAGAGTTAGAAATGAACGTCCAAATTAATCTGGACGATATAGATGCAACAACTAAAATTAAAAAAACTATGACAGAAGAGTTTAAGCAGATTCTGAACATGCTAAACTTTACAGATTTAGGTCATGATATTTTTCGCTCGTGGTATATTGATGGTAGGATATTTTATCATCTTCTTATCGACGAAGCAAACCCAAAGCAAGGTGTTAAAGAAATTAGAAACATCGATGCTGCCAAAATTCGAAAAGTTAAAAATATTTCTACTAAGAAAGACCCCAAGACTGGGGTAAAAATTATTGACAACGTGGACGAGTTTTATATCTACGAAGAAAAACCCGGCATAAATCAACAAGCTGGTGCAGTAAAATTCTCTACCGATTCTATTACCTATGTAACGTCTGGTCTTTTAGACGAAACAAAAAAGAAAGTTGTGTCCCACTTACATAAGGCACTTAAACCTATTAATCAATTACGAATGATGGAAGACTCGTTAGTCATCTATCGTCTTGCTCGTGCGCCAGAACGTAGAATTTTCTATATCGACGTAGGTAACTTACCTCGCGGTAAGGCAGAGCAGTACATGAAAGACATCATGGCAAAGTATCGTAACAAATTAGTCTACGATGCAAACACCGGCGAACTCAAAGATGATCGTAAACATATGTCTATGCTCGAAGACTTTTGGTTGCCAAGACGAGAAGGTGGACGAGGAACCGAAATCTCAACACTTCCTGGGGGAGATAACTTAGGTCAGATTGATGATATACTTTATTTCCAAAAAAGATTATACCGTTCATTAAACGTTCCTGCCCAGAGGTTAGAACAAGAAAACAATTTTTCTCTTGGTCGATCAAATGAAATTACTAGGGATGAGATTAAATTCCAAAAATTTATCGACAGACTTCGCAGAAAATTCTCACACATTTTCCTAAATATCCTCAAAAAACAATTGATTCTTAAAGGTGTTATTACTGAGCAAGATTGGGATCAATGGAAAGGTGACATTCAAGTAGATTTTATTAAAGACAATCATTATGTCGAATTAAAAGAATCCGAAATAATGCGTGAGCGTTTAGGTCTTATGAGTGAGGCAACTCAATTTGCGGGTGAGTATATATCTAAAGAATGGATATGGAAAAATGTTCTTAGAATGGACGACGATGAAATAAAAGAAGTTCAGAAACAAATGGAAGGCGAAGATAATGAGGGCGGCATGGATGCAGAAGAACCTGCTGCTGCTGCTGATGGTCCTCCTGAGGCACCAGCGGCACCAGAATCGCCACAGGCAGCGCCTATTAACATTAACGTTAATGGCGGTGAGGTAGAAAAGAAAAAAACTGACAAGAAAGAAACCTATATCCCGTCACAAGAAGATGAACTTCTCGAAAACATGACTCGGTTTATGAGCAAATTGAATGAGCAAGATTAGTCCTGTTGTAACTACCGCATTTGGTATAGCACATACGGAAAAGCGGATAGGACAATTAGAAGAAAAATGGTTTGACATCATAAATGAAGTCGAAACTATACGTGGTCCTGCGGGTCTAGACGGAAAGCAGGGTCCGAAAGGAGATAAAGGTGTCAAAGGAGATCGAGGAGATACCGGCGAACAAGGAATTGCCGGTGCTGACGGAACATCAGGACGTGATGGCATTGATGGCAAAGACGGTGAGAGAGGTGAAAAGGGAGAGACTGGAGAACAGGGATTACAAGGTCTTCAAGGACTCAAAGGCGATAAGGGCGATATCGGACCTATGGGTGAAACTGGTCTGCAAGGTGAAAGGGGACTAACAGGTGATACAGGAAAGACCGGAGCCAAAGGAGACACTGGAAAAACTGGTGAGCGGGGCAAAGATGGCGCTCAAGGCGATGCTGGTCCAAAGGGAGACGTGGGGTTACAAGGCGTCCAAGGAATACAGGGTCTCAAAGGAGACAAAGGAGATACTGGACTTCGTGGAGAAAAGGGCGAACGAGGAGAAACTGGACCTCAAGGAATCCAAGGCGAAGCAGGACCAGACTACAAAGAAAAGTTTGAAGAAGCACTAAAACAATTCAACGAACAGTTGGTTGAGAATAGAGATACAGTCAACTCAAACTTAGAAAAACAGATTCAACAGATCAACCGTTCACTCAGTACATTGGGTGGTGGTGGTTCATATAAGATACTAGACAATGCAGATGTTGACAAAACACGTTTGTCTAGTATCGTTGGTGATAGTATTCTAATCTATAACCCAACAAAAAAGAAATTTGTGGTTGAGTCTTTTCAATCGATTATTGATAGACTTGAAATTACAGTAGGAGCAGCATTGGAAGTGCAATACGATAAACTAGTAGATGAAGTGCCAGCAGACAACTACACCTATGTAGGTGAAGCAGTTCCCGGCACTACTAAGAGTCAGGCGCTCTGGCGTATCAAGAGGGTGTTTGAAGCAACCGATGACTGTGATTTAGAAATCTTATGGGCAAACGGCACAGCAGATTTTGATAAAACTTGGAATGATCGTGCAACATATACTTACAACGCGGATTAATTCTTATAAATAATAGCGTTACTAACTTGCTTTATGTATACAGCGATTTTTAAAGACTAAAAAAAGGAAAATGATATGGCGATCATTAACGATCCCGATCAGTTAAGTCAGGGTTTAGAAACTGCCGTTGCAGATATGCGATTCTCCGGTCAAACCGGAGCGCAAGTCACGATTACATCAGCAGGTACTTCTCTTCCGACCATTACTGCGGGAGATTATTTCGAAATTCGTGGGGCAATTAACCCCGAAAACAATGGACTCTATTTAGAAGACGGCGGGTCGCCTACTACGGGATCTGTCACTGCTTCTAAAGTAGGCGGTTCTGCTGCTGATCCTCAAAACTCTGCGGTAGATAACACTGGCGCTAGTGCGCTTCATGACGATGGAACCGTAACAGAAGAAAAATCAGTATTCTTTGACACTATTAAACGTGAGATCTGGTTAATCCCAGGTCAAGGTAGTTTAACAGGCGGTGTCAATGCTACGGATACTGGTGTTATTCTCCAGTTCTTATACTCATTTGCAAAAGAAGAATGGAAAAACGACAACACTCTTATCGTGCACCCATTCCCTTTCACTGCTATTACACCAGAACAGTTCGAATTAAGTTCTGGGTGGACATTCCACCGTGGAGCAGTTGGTAAAGGCACCACGTATGAGGCAACTCAGTTAATCCGTACTGGTGGTTTCCGAGAAGTTGCAGTAAACGGAACTCTTAACGACGAATTTGCTTCTATCGTATCTTTGGGTACGTTTGAAGACGCTACGAATGACAAAGCATACTTCCAGCAGGGTGACGATATTACTGACACCACTGCCCCAACAGACTTCTCATTCTTTGGTCCCGTTAACGAAGTTGTTACTACTTACAGTTACAAAACTTCATTGGGCGACATTGCTATTGCAGGAAATGGTAGTGCTAACACTATTACCTCAAGCGGTGCTGGTGTTGTTAACTTCAAAACACTAGGTTTCAAAGAAGGTGGTCAGATTACAGTTGTAACATCTGATACTGCTGGTGACTTAACTGCTGCTGTCGGTGGAACATACACCATTGACACCATTACGACTGTTTCTACGACGAATGATACAATAACGTTGACTAATGGTTTGCTTGCGAATGATGCGACCAATACCACGTTTACTGCGGCAGTGAATAACAGAAACATTCTGAACATCTTCTTGCGTGAACCAGAAAATGGTGGTGATACAAACGGTAAGACATTCGGGTTTTCTGATCTTGCGGCAATTGGTGCTGATGCATCGGGTCTTGACAACAAAGTATTCCGATTCCCCCTTACCAACGCAACCGATCTTAAAATTAGTGAAGAAGATGCAACGATTGCAGTAACCTCTCCATGGACTGAGGTTAAAATCCGTTACTTCAACACTAATGCATTTACCCGAGAAGTAGATGTCGAGGGTGGTAGCCCACGAAGTTTTGGTGTTGTAATTGACGTAGGTACGGTTTCTGGTGTTGATGGTGTAACAAACGGAACAACCACTTTCACTAGTGCTGACTCTCCATGGGCAACTGATGCTACCTTTGTAGGTGGAACATTAACAATTCATGAGGGTAATGCAAAAGCCAGTTATGGTATTGTCAGCGTTACTGATGCAAACACTATCGTGCTTGACGCAACAGCAACAGCAGATACTGGTGCTTCCTTTACATTGCAGAGAGCAACGCCCGTTGTTGCAACGACTCAAGAGATTTTTGAATCTGTTCAGTATCAATTGCGACAAAATTCTGATATTAACGCAACAAGCGTTGCTGCTGATGCGGTCACAGGTTCGCTCGCAACAGAACTTCTGTTCTTTACGGGTGACAATTTAAGATCTGGTTCAGAATCTGGCGCTTCTGAAAACCCTGTTACCAGTTCTGCTGGTAATGGTGTAATCATTGAAGGATTCAAACCAGAAGATCTCAACATTTTAACTTTCGTTGATAACGGAGGGGAAGCTAGAGCATTCCCGTTCGTAACGTCAATCATACTTTCATTTAACGATAACTTGTTTAGTTCAGGTGGCGTTAATGACGGTAAGGTTTGGTTGTTCTTCCAATACACCAAACAGTTCAACGTGACTAATACTGTGACGATTGGAAACCCTAGTGCTGGTGCCGCACAGTTTACCACTACCAGTGGTGCTGTAAACTTCCCAAGTACAAGTCTTGTTGTTGATGACTATTTGGATATTCAAGGGTTTCCAACAGCATCAAACAATGGATTGTGGAGAGTAGAATCAATTGCAACTGCAACGGATTTCACACTCTTCAAGGTTGATGGTGCCACGATTGTTCCTGAAGCTTCTGGTATAGGTAATTGTATTATGCGTGAGAACCCCATCAACTCACCACAAACAATTGTGGTGCAGGATGATACTGGTGCTGATATTGCAGTAGATATTAATGCCGCAACAATCACCAAGGGTTTTGCATATACGACAAACGTGCAGGGCGGTAGAACCCAAGCAGGTTCGACCAATTCTGGTGGTAATGTAGGCACTGGTGATAACGTGTATGACGCAGTAGTGGTTGCAAGAGCAATTGGTCTTGAAGAAGGACAGTTTGTAGAATCTGCTCCTACAAATATACCGAAGTCTACTGCTCCGATTACAATCAGTCTCGTTGCTGCTAAGGAAAGAAACTACTCTGATCCTGTATAATTTTACATAACTGGAATATAATATGACTTTATTAAGTAAGAAAGATGCTGCTGATGTTCTCAGCATGAGTGAAGATGAATTGATGTTTGCAGTGCAACTAAACAAGATCCAAGCGGGGGTTGATGATGACACCCTCGCTTGGACTTTTGTGCTTGAAGATGTTTTAAAATTGAAACAACAAATCGAAGATCAAGAAGCGCTAGACAAACAAGAAGATGCATAACAAAAAATGGCAGGAACATACTCAACAAATCTGACCACATTCCTCGAAGGTCTCTCCTCTGAGACTTGGAGCGAACCCGCAAACAATACCGGCTACAATGATATGCGAGCGGCAACCACGGAAGGTGATACCGACGATTTCATTCAAGGTGCTGAGTGTACTTCTGGTCAACCAGGTCCTGCAAACGGCGCGGGTGTAAGTGCCTTACTTGGTGTCGGCACCGCATTAACTGTTCCTACAGATGGTGCTATTTTAACGTGGATTAAATACGATGCATCGGTTGGTCTAAACGCCAACAACGGTGTTAGAATGTGTATTGGAACCGGAACTAGTAACTTCTATGCATACTATCATTTTGGACAAGAGAACTATACTTACGGTGGTTGGAAAAATCTTGCCCAAAGCAACCATGACCAACTTGCTAACGTCACTCTAACAAATCCTGTCATTAATGAAGATGAAATTCCAAACGGCACCCCTGCTAATGAAAACTATACTCATGTAGGATGGGCGGCGGCAACTACAACAACACCAGGTAAAGGTCAGGGTTACAAGGTAGATGTTATTCGTTACGGAAGGTGTGATATTGAAGTCACTGGTGGAACCAACACCGCAGTAGATAATACCGCATCTGGTGCACTTTCTAGTTCTGCCGCCAACTTTGCACAGATTGCAGAGTTTAACGATTACAATGGTGGTGGTAGTGCGACTACTGGGTCAGGTGGAGCAACTTGGACTTCAGTAGATACTGGATTTCATCGTCTTGGAATCTTTCAGGCAGTAACGGGCGGTTACATATACAAAGGGTTGTTGAATTTAGGATTGACGGGAACTAACGTCTACTTTGATGCCGCTAATGAAAACATCAGTATAGACGATACGAGAAAAATTACTGATCAGTTCAACTTGATAGAAATCAGAGGCACAGGTAGCACTGTTAACTGGGAAACCGTACAGTTTGTTTCTAATGCAATTAGATCATTAGGAAGTATAACTGTCGTTGATAATGCTACCGTAAACTTTACTGGTTGTTCTTTCACGGCAATGGATTCGTTCATCTTTCAATCCAATAGCACGTTGGTTGATACAACCTTTCGTAGATGTAATGATGTAACACAGGGTGGTGGTACGTTTACATCGTGTACGTTTGAAAATCCTCAAAGTTCTGCTGGACTTATATCAACACCTTCTACTATTAATTTAGCGACTAATTCACTATTCAGTACAATTTCAGCAACAGGAAATGCTGTTGATTTGGGAACAGTGACATCAAGTGCAACGGTAGACTGGAATGGTAATGAACTTGTTTCTCCAAGTAATAGATGGACTGGTGTTGCAGGAAACGGTATTTCAACTACCGCGAACGGTGCAATAAAGATTACTGCAACAGGTGGAAACACTATTGTAGTAGATATTAATGTATTGAATAGCGCAACAATTCCCACAGTAGAAACCGATATTACAGGGATTACTGGTGGTGGATCGTTGACTGTAAACATAATCAATTCCGTTGCACTGACGTTGACAAATATACTTGATGGTACTGAAATAGTAGTTCTTGATTCTAGGGATGACGTTACGCCATACGATGCACCCACCGTCATTTCGAGAGTAGAAAATTTAACAGGTGGTGTAGATGTCGGTAGTACTGCGGTCAACGGTACTGCGGGTGGAACCACGAACGCAAATACTTTCACGTTTAATGCAAATAGTGGTGCGACTTTATACATTAAAGCATTCAATACAGGTTTTATTGCGGATACTATTGTCGATTCATACACAACATCACAGAACATTCAAATATCACAACGTGCAGATAGGGTGTTTTCTAACCCATAACCAGTATAAATAGAACTATTAAGAAAAAATTATTAACAGGATTCAATAATGGCAGGCGAAAAACGATTTACTAGGATACCACCGGAGAGTACGGGTGACCGTTTGTACATGGTCCATACTGCCGAGATCGAATTTGTTCAAAAATTAGATGCACAAGGTGGAGATACCGGTCACGTTTGGAATATTGGTAAACGATATGACATTGTTGGATTTTTAGGTGGTGATGTTCACGTTCACGGTGTTTATGATAAAGGTGATGGTACAGGTATTCTTGCGGTTCACTACAACGCATCTGCTAAATTTGAAAATGCAGTACCCGAAGCGCTTGCAGTAATTTCTTATAACGGTACTCCCATCTGTAAAGTAGGAGTTGCATACGATGTTTATGTTCCTACAACACACCTTATGGGATACGACAATCCAGAGTATGGATTAGAAATTGATCGTTTCGGCGCGGCAAACATTAGGTTTTCGGAAGGACAACCAGAACTTGCTGCTTATGGTCAGTTGCGTATTGCTAACTCTAAAGTTCTTGCCAGATACAATTTTGATGTTAGCGCAATGCCTGATCAATTTGCTAACTCTCTTTTAGGTTCTGGCACAGCAGTTTGGGATCCAGGTAAGAAATGGATACGTCTTGGTTTAGAAGGCAATCTTGGCAATGGCGCTTCTGGAGACCTTGCAACAAACACTTCGCATCTCTATCACCCATTATCATATGGTTCTGGCGTCTTCGTTATTATGGGTACTGTGGTTCCTGATACTGGTAAAGCAACCTGTGTGAGAAACTGGGGACCATTTGATGCAACCGATGGATTTATGTTCCGTCTTACTGGGTCAGGTCTTTCTGTCGTACACCGTAGAACCTTTGACGGTGTTCAATCCGAAACAGTCATATCACAGGCAAATTGGAACGGAGATCGTCTGGATGGTGCTGGTGGCAACAGCAACAGATCAGGTGTGACACTTGATGTCACAACGGCAAACCAATATTTCTACGATTATCAAGTTTTGGCGGGAGGTTCTATTCGTTGGGGTATTATCATCAACGGTGAACGAATTATCTGTCACGAAATGGATATGAGTAATCGAACTGACATTGGATGGCAAACAAATGCTATCGGATTAAGCGCAAGACCTGTCTGTTGGGCAACCAAGAGATTGTCTGCTCCAACCGAAGATACTGCTGATTATTTTTATGCACTGGGTGCTGGTGTTTGGACTGATGCTCAAACTGACCCTGTTCAAGAATTGGGAAAGCCAGGATCTCTCGACGAAACGTTCGTGTTCGATAATAAAGTAACTACTGCGGGTGTTCCATATACGCAGGGTGCTTATTACTTAACCTCAATGCGCCCTATCAGTGTATATCCTGCTGGTTCTCCTGCCGCTGGACAGTTCAATCATTCGTTATATGCACCTGAAACTATTCGTCTTAATTGTTTTAACCAAGATGGGACTTTTCCTGATGGTGAACTTCGAGTATTCTTGAAGTGCATTCTTCGAGGAGAAAAATGGGAAAATCCCAGTTATAGCACAATAGAACGAGACGGCGATGCGGCTACTTCGGTTGATGGCATTCGTTCTGTATACAACGCCAAAGGGCATCACATTGGTCACGGACCAGAAATTCTTCGAGTGCCTATACGAAACGGTGTGTCCGAGATAGATCTTGAAAGGTTGTTCGACAATATTCAATATGGTGCGGTAAGACCCAATACAGAAGTAGGTCTTTCAAAACGTAAACAACCGCTAACTAATATCACTGGTAATGTAGATCGTTACAACAGAGGTATTCCTCGTGTAGAAATCGAAGTTGGAGCAGATCCCGAACGAGGTGGTAACGTTCACTACTTCGAAGAAAAAGATCGAATCGTATTCAAAGATATTGTTGATGCGGGAACAGATGGTCCAGCAACATTACTGAACAAAGCATTCTATATGTCTTTCTTGTCAAGTAACGATGCTTGGTTGTATGATAGCGATGCGGGTGGGTTATCATTACTCGAAAATGATCGTAATACAC